CAAAATGGAGCACTTCGTTCAAAACAACAGTTTGTTGAAGCCGATAGTTTCGCTGATGTTATTGAATATATCGAAAGCAACGCAGGTTGGTACACTGGTATCAACGGAGCTTTCAAAGTCGCCTATATCGAGGAGGTTGTGGAATGAAAGATAAAGTTATCAAAGGGTTAATAAGAGTAACTTGTTTATCTATCTTTTACCTCATATTTGAACATATTTCTAGAAATTGGGGATTGGCTGAAACAAGACAATTTCTTTATATCTTAATTATGATTCTCTATTTATGGAAGGATAATTGAACGCAAAAAAGCCCAAGCTGACCAAGCTTGAGCGGTTGTTGTAAAAATTATTAGTTACTATTGAATGGTCACATTCATTATACTACTGATTAATTGATGACTATAAAATTTGATTTATTAAAAAATCTTTAACTATAACAAAAAAAGCCCGAATTGACCAAGTTCGAGCTTAATAGAACAAAGTTTTATGGATAATTTTTGTGGTCACACGTATTATATCATACTGAGCTAGGAACTCGCTAAACTCAACTGGAGGGAAAATGGAAATCTATTTCAAAACTGAAGAGAACACTGGTCTCTTTTCAACTAATAAAAAGCAAATAGTTGAACTTCGAGGGTTAACTGTAGATGAAGTTGAAAAAATAATAAAGTTCTACAATGATTTAAAAGCTGCAAAAAAATAGAAAAAAAGCCCACTGCAAGGGGCTCCGGCATGATTGTATCTAATACTATTATACCATACTCGGAGGGACTTTTTAATTGGCGGATAGATTAGATTTGTTATTAAGTGACTACATGACTGGAATGCTTCAAGTTAAAATTAATTCAAGAGAACGCTGGATCACTCGTGAGAAACATGAGGAAAGAATCGGAAGTGGTGGGAGTAGTTCAAACACTGCACCACAAGAGCGCAACTATTTGATTAAAGAAGCTGACAAAGAACTTCAAAAAATGCTAGACAGAAAACAAACACTTGATGAGCTAATGGATGTTATTCAAGGAACCAAAGTAAAAGAAATTGTTATCGCTCGATTCAAATATCGTTTATCCTGGTGCAAGGTTGGTCAAAGAGTATTTTTAGATGAAGATGCTGCTAGGAAACAATATGCAGGATTCAAAAAAACTCTAAGGGATGGACTATGGAGAGATACTCTAGACTGATTTCGCATTCCGTTTTTGACCCGTTTTTAACCCGTTTATTTCCTGATTTACATGCGATAATGGTAGCATGAAGTAAAAGGCAAAAGCAAAAAATATCAATTAATTCGGTTTGGATATACTTCATAAAGACTCAGAAGTTGGACTAGCAAAACTGCTGTCGGTTCGATTCCGGCTTTGAGTCATTCCTAAATTTAATACAGCTGTATATTAGGAATTACAGTTGATTAAACTGACGAGTTTAATTGAACTGAATAAGCAAGAAAGAAGATACGATATGGCAAATGATTGGGGATGGCCTTTTTCGGGTGGCTATAAAGGTTACGAAGAAGGTCAACAATTTGGTATGACAACCTATGATCGTACAGGACATGGCGATTATTTCCATGATGGATTTGACTTTGGTTCAGCAAAATACCCTGGCTCAAATATTGCAGCAGTTCATGCTGGAACAGTAGTATATGCTGGTTGGGCTCCGGCAGGTTACGGGGCACTGGGAACAGTGGTTGTAACTAAAGATTCAAGTGGCTATTATGTTGTCTATCAAGAATTTGGCACAAGTACATCTAATATTAATGTTAGTGTAGGACAGTCAGTAACTCTAGGGCAAGTAATTGGCACACGTAATACAAGTCATTTACACTTGGGTATCACAAAGAAAGACTGGCTTTCAGCACAATCATCAGCATTTAAAGATGATGGAACTTGGCTAAATCCAATTAATATTATTCAAAATGGAACAGGAACAGATGATCCTGACCCAGAAACAGAGGAGGAAGAAATGATTCGTTTTAAAGTAGTTACTGGTGGAGCAAAAGGTTCAATAGGATACCTTTACAATGGTCGATTTGTTTGTGGTGGTGCAACAGGTGACGATAACTTGATTTACAATAAGTTGGCATTAATGCAATCACAAGGTAAAATCAAACCGATCCAAGATGATATTAGTGGTGATGAATTTAATGCTCTTTTGAATAAATATCCTTCATTTAAAAATTCAAAATAAGTTAAGAATTTGAATTACATCAAATCTCTAGGGGGCAAGTATGGTATTTGTCAGGGTTCGACTCCCTGACTTGCTATTCAAGTGTATTGCTTAATACCGATGCATGGAAAAATATTTAAATTATTTATTAGTCAGTTAACGCTGGCTATTTTATTAAAGGTTGCCCAATGGGCAACCTTTTATTGTTGGATTCACAAATCAGATAGGAGGGAGGTATGAAATGACAGATAAACAACGAATTTTTGCAGATGAATATTTGAAAGACTTAAATGGCACGAGAGCCTATAAAATTGCTTATCCTAACGTTAAGAAAGATTCAGTTGCTGCAGTTAATGCTAGCAAATTGCTAAGAAATGCTAAGGTTCGAAAGTATATAGATGAGCAGCTTGAAAAAATGCATAATGAAAGGTCTGCTGATGCTCAGTAAGTCATAGAATACCTCTCTTCTGTAATGCGTGGTAATTCCATTTCTACAGTTGTTCAAACGGAATTTATCGGGGACGGATTAAGTAAAACAAAACTTATTGAAAAACCACCAGATGAAAAAGAGCGACTGAAAGCTGCGGAGCTTCTAGGTAAACGCCATGCTTTATTCACTGACAAACAACAAATAGAGGTAACTGAAACTCCTGTGTTCGTTGATGACTTAGGTGATGACGATGGCTAAACTATCTGAGTTCATTCCTAAAGCATTTGCATCTACTTGGCGAGCTGCTTTAAATAGTAATATCTTAAATATTGTTGAAAAAGGTGGTCGTGGTTCAGGTAAATCATCTGACATTGCACATATTATTACTCAATTATTAATGAGATATGCGGTTAATGCAGTTGGTATCCGTTATGTTGATAATACGCTAGAGCAGTCAATCTATGAGCAAATGAAGTGGGCTATTGAAGAACAGGGCGTGACTCATTTATTTAAGTTCAATAAGTCACCCTTGAGAATTACTTATATTCCACGTGGGAACTATATGATATTCCGAGGGGCGCAAAACCCTGAACGAATTAAGTCATTAAAAGATAGTAAGTTTCCTTTTGCAATTGGTTGGATTGAAGAATTAGCAGAGTTTAAAAGTGAAGACGAAGTAACGACAATCACTAACTCACTTTTACGTGGGGAATTAGATGATGGTCTTTTTTATAAGTTCTTCTATTCCTATAACCCACCAAAGCGCAAACAATCATGGGTAAATAAGAAATATGAATCATCATTTCAACCAGCTAATACTTTTGTTCATCATTCTACTTATCATAATAACCCGTTTATTTCTAAAGAGTTCATAGAAGAAGCTGAAGCAACTAAAGCTAGAAGTGAAAGGCGCTATGATTGGGAATATTTAGGAAAAGCAATTGGTTCTGGAGTTGTACCGTTTGATAATTTACAAGTTGTGCCTGGTTCAATTACTGATGATATGGTTGCAAACTTTGATAATATCCGCAATGCAGTTGACTTTGGTTATGCTACTGACCCACTAGCTCACGTAAGGTGGCAATATGACAAGAAAAAGAATGGAATATATGCAATTGACGAGCTTTATGGTCAAAAAATAAGTAATAGAGAATATGGGAAATGGTTGCACAAGAAAAATTATTCTAGTGATACAATATTTGCTGATTCTGCTGAACCTAAGAGTATAGCTGAACTGAAGACTGAACACAATGTTCCACACATTAAAGGCGTTAAAAAAGGACCTGATAGCGTTGAATATGGCGAACAATGGCTAGATGATTTAGATTTTATCTGTATTGACCCACGAAGAACTCCTAAAATAGCTTGGGAGTTTGAAAACATAGACTATCAAGTGGATAAAGACGGTAATCCTAAACCAAGGTTAGAAGATAAGGATAACCATACGATAGATGCTACAAGGTATGCTTTTAGTGAAGATATGAGATCATCAAAACAAGCAACTATTACTAAACGCCCATCTTGGATGCAATAAAGAAAGGAGAAATATGGCAATAGCAATTGACAGAGAATTTGCTGGAGATATTAATAACCCAAGTTTTGATGTGATTAACTTTTGTATTGAAGAACATGCAAAAGAAATCCCTCGCTTACAAATGCTTTTTGATTATTATGAAGGTAAACCCCATAAAATAAATCAGATTCCTCGGACTACACCGCATGAGCGTGACGAGGTTTTCGTAAATAATGCTAAGTATGTAACGGATATGATGGTAGGTTTTACCGTTGGAGCTCCAATCTCATATACAGCTGCAAAAGGAAAAAATATTGAGCCTATTACACAAGCTATGGATACCATGAGGATAAAAAAACATGATAAAGAACTTGAAAAAGGCCTTTCCTCAATGGGAGTTGGTCTAGAATTACATTATTTGGCAATAAAATCGGGAACTGAAAATACAAATGTTCCTGAAACGGTACCAAAGATAGCATGGATAGACCCAAGAGGAATGTTTGTAGTTGTTGATGATACTGTTGAACGAACTAAACTATTTGCGGTTAGATTAATAAAAAAACGGGATTTAAAACGTCAAACCTTTTGGAATATCGTCGTTTATACGAGTCAAGGGACAATCACTTATGTATCGAAAACAAAGCGTT